TAGAGGAACGGAAATTACCACTCTTCCTGGTGGTCAAAATCTTGGAGAACTTTCTGATATTGAGTATTTCCAAAAGAAACTTTACAGAGCACTTGGAGTTCCAGAATCAAGAATTGCGACTGATGGTGGATTCAATCTTGGAAGATCATCTGAAATTTTAAGAGATGAACTTAAGTTTGCTAAATTTGTTGGACGTTTAAGAAAACGTTTCGCAAATATGTTTAGTGATATGTTGAGAACGCAATTGATTCTCAAGAACATTATAACTCCCGAAGATTGGGATCAAATTAATGACCATATTCAATATGACTTTTTATATGATAATCAATTCGCTGAACTAAAAGAATCCGAGTTAATGAGCGAAAGACTTGGATTAGTCTCAACTATGGAACCTTATATTGGAAAATATTTTTCCGTTGAATACGTTCGTAAAAAAGTTCTTCGCCAAACTGATCAAGAAATCATTGATATTGATGCTCAAATTGAAAGAGAAATTGAAGATGGAATCATCCCCGATCCTAATGCCGTAGATCCAATTACTGGAGAACCATTACCACAAGAAGGTGGTCAAGTTGGAATGATGGGTGATGTTCCGCAAGAACCAGATTTATCTCAACAAGAAGTTGATGTAAATGCTGAACTTCAAAAAGATACCAAAAAGGCTGAGATATAAATAAAATTAAAGATTCTAAAATTCAAATGGAAGACCTAGTTGATTTGATTGCTACAAATGCTTCTCCCTCCGAAGTATCGGATTCGATTAAAAACATCCTCTTCACTAAAGCATCTGAAAGAGTTGATGCTTATAGACCTCAAGTTGCCTCTGCTTTGTTTGGTGAAGAAGAGCAATCGAATGAAGGAGAGGAATAACTAAATAATTAATATAAAATTTGAATAAATATGTCTGCTTTTAAAATAGTACAAAAAATTGCCAAAGTTAGTGGAGGTTCCACTAGCAATCCAATTTCACTACAATCTGGATATTTAAGAATTGCTCCAGAGGCAGATGCTTATGTTGAGATTGGTTACACTCCAACAATTAGCACTTCTACCAGTTTGTGGTTAAAAGCAGGTGAAATTGTTGTGATAAAAGAACCAATTAGATCTCAAGGTGTAGTTGGAGTTACAACAGGATCTACAACTACACTTTCTTTACCAAGTGGAACTGGTTCTTGTGTAGATGTTGGAGACTATGTTGCTCTAACTGGAATTCAACCATCAGGAATCAATACAACATTTGCCCAGGTTTTAAATGTTTTGAATACTGATCCTAGAAATGGATATCAGTCAGATAGAGTTGTATTGAATTGGGATACATCAGCAATTACAGGTGTTATTACTGCTACAAGTGGTGCTGAAATAAGAAAGGCAGTTAAAATTGCCACAAGTTCAGGTGGAGATACTCACATTACCGAAGTTCAAATTACCAATTCACTCTAATGAAACTCATCACAGAAGAAATTCAAAAAGTAGAATTTATTACCGAAAAAGTAGGTAGTAAGAAAAATCTATACATCGAAGGAGTTTTCCTTCAAGGTGACATTTGTAACCGTAATGGTAGAATGTATCCTATGGAAACTCTTTCTCGTGAAGTAAAAAGATACACTGAATCTTTTATTGATAAAGGTCGTGCTCTCGGAGAACTTGGACATCCTGATGGTCCAACCGTAAATCTTGACAGAGTTTCTCACAAGATTGTTTCTCTCACTCAAGAAGGAAACAATTTTAAAGGGAAGGCATTAGTTCTCGAAACCCCAATGGGTAAAATTGCCAAGTCTCTTATTGGTGAAGGAGTTTGTCTCGGTGTTTCTTCTCGTGGTGTTGGGTCACTCAAGATGACTAATGAAGGTCATAAGATTGTCGGTGAAGATTTTATGTTAGCAACTGCTGCTGATATTGTTGCTGATCCTTCTGCTCCTGATGCTTTTGTTCAGGGAATTATGGAAGGTAAAGAGTGGGTTTGGGAAGGAGGAATCCTTCGTGAACAACTTGCTTCGAATACACAAAAAAGGATTAATACACTTGTAGATCAAAAAAGACTTGAAGAGCATAAACTAAATCTCTTCAATGAATTTCTTTCAAATCTATAAATTATAAATAAATATAGATTAATACACAAATATCTAAAAAAATGTCCGTTGGTAGCAATTTACAAGAAATGGAAAACGTAGTAACCAAAGGAGCTGCATCTGCCGAGCCAATGCACAAATTGACCGGAACTACTCCTGGTCAAACTGGTAGTTGGGAAGATCTCGGAGGTCCTACTCCAGAAAATTATAAAACAGATGACGACTCCGCTAAACTCAAGGAGCCTTCAGCAACACTTTCTCAAGTAAAGAATGTTGTCAATAAAGGTGCTAAACCTGCTGATCCTATGAAAAAAATGTCAGAGGAAGCAGAAGATGAAGAATCTGAAGTTCTTGATGAAATTGATAATGAAGTAGTTTCCGAAGCCTCTGAAGAATCTGAAGAAGAGGAAAAAACTCCTAAAAAGAAAAAGAAGGGTGAAGAAGAAGAGGAGGAAGAGGATGAGGATGAGGAAATGGCAGAAGAGTTTGACATTGAAGAAGATGTCAATGCTCTCCTAGAAGGTGAAGAACTTTCTGAAGAATTCCAAGAGAAAGCACGTACCATTTTTGAAGCTGCTATCAAAGCAAAAGTTGCTGACATTAAAGAGCAACTTCAAGCACAATATGAAGAATCTTTGGTTGAGCAAGTAGCATCAATCAAAGAAGAGTTAACTGATAGAGTTGACGCATATCTTGAGTATGTTGCTGATGAGTGGATTCAAGAGAATGCACTCGCAGTTGAGCACGGTCTTAAGACCGAAATGACCGAATCATTCCTCCAAGGAATGAAGAGTCTTTTTGAAGATCATTATGTAACTGTTCCTGAAGATAGATATGATGTTATCGAGAGCATGGTAGATAAACTTGATGAAATGGAAGAAAAACTCAACGAGCAAATCGAAAGAAATGTTGCTCTAAATAGAAGATTAGCCGAGTCGGTTGCTGATGTAATCTTTGCAGAAGTCACTGAGGGTCTTGCACTTTCTCAGAAGGACAAACTCGCTTCTCTTGCTGAAAATGTTGAGTTTGAAAGTGAAGCAGACTATCGTGAGAAGCTAGTGACGTTAAGGGAATCATACTTCCCATCAAACGCTGGTACTCAAAGAGACAATTCAGAGAATCTTTCAGAAGATCATTCGACTTCAAATTATCAACCAGTTTCTGGTTTAATGGAGTCATATCTTCAAACTCTGAATAGAGTTTCTAAAAAGTGATTTATAGATTATAAATTCAAACTAAACTTTCAAAAGAGGTAAAACAATGCAAATGTTCAATCAAGAACATCTGCAGGAGAAGTGGGCTCCGCTCCTAGATTACGAAGGTCTTGATCCTATCAAAGATTCACATCGTAGAGCTGTAACCGCTGTCCTGCTAGAAAACCAAGAGAGAGCACTCCGCGAAGAGCGTGAGTTCCTCTACGAAACTCCAACCGTTAACACTCAATCGGGTGCTAATGCTGGATTCTCAGCTGGTGCTTCTTCACCTGTTGCTGGTTTCGACCCAGTTCTGATCTCGCTGATCAGACGCGCAATGCCTAACCTGGTCGCTTATGACCTCGCAGGTGTTCAACCAATGAATGGTCCTACTGGACTCATCTTTGCAATGCGTTCACGCTACACCAACCAGAGTGGTGCAGAGGCATTCTACGGTGAAGTAGATTCTGCATTCTCAGGTCAAGGTTCCACCTTTGGTGAAACTGATGGTTGGACTGATGGTAGCGTTGGTCTTGGTACTACCACACAACAAGGAAACAATCCTGGTCTTCTCAACCCAATCTCTAGCGCAACTGCTACTACCTACAACGTAGGTCAGGGTATGCGTACCGATGAGGGTGAGGCACTTGGAACTTCGGGTGGTGCTCAATTTAACGAAATGGCATTCTCAATTGAGAAAGTCACCGTTACCGCTAAGTCACGCGCACTGAAGGCTGAGTACTCACTTGAGCTTGCTCAAGACCTCAAGGCAATTCACGGTCTGAATGCAGAAGCAGAGTTGGCAAATATTCTGTCAACTGAAATTCTTGCTGAAATCAACCGTGAAGTTATCCGTACCATCTACAACGTTGCTGAAACAGGTGCTACTGTAAATACCGCAACTGCTGGTACTTTTGACCTTGACGTTGATTCCAACGGTCGTTGGTCGGTTGAGAAGTTCAAAGGTCTTATTTTCCAGATCGAGCGCGATGCTAACCAGATCGCACAAAGAACTCGTAGAGGAAAGGGCAACATGATCCTTTGCTCTGCTGACGTTGCTTCGGCACTCACCATGGCTGGAGTTCTGGATTACACCCCTGCCCTCAACGCAAATCTTAACGTTGATGACACTGGTAACACCTTTGCTGGTGTTCTTGCTGGTAAGTTCCGCGTATACATTGACCCATACGCTGCTAACAATTCAGCAAATCAGTATTATGTTGCTGGTTATAAGGGTTCTTCCCCTTATGATGCTGGTCTGTTCTATTGCCCATATGTACCTCTACAGATGGTACGTGCTGTTGGCGAGAACACCTTCCAGCCAAAAATTGGCTTCAAGACCCGTTATGGAATTGTTGCCAACCCATTCGCAAAAGGTGCTACCCTCACCAATCCTGGTGTTCTGGAGAGAAACTCAAACGTTTACTACAGAAGAGTCAAGGTCGCAAATCTCATGTAATAATTGGATACAATTCCACGCTGAAGGGTCTTCGGACCCTTTTTTTGTATAAATAGAGTATACAACATATTGTATACTCATGCCCAGATTAAATAAAGAAGAGCGTAATGAGTATCAAAGGCGTCGCAGAGACAAAAGAAAAGATCTTTTGATTCAAAAATTTGGAGATAAATGTTTTGATTGTAAAAAATCATTTCACAAATGCGCTTACGATTTTCATCACATTAATCCATTAGAAAAAAAATTTGAGATCGCACCAGCATTAGACCGTAACTGGGACACTATTTTAGAGGAAATTGAAAAATGTGTAATGCTTTGTAGCAATTGTCATAGAATTAGGCATTATAAGGAAGAAAGAGGTACTACAGAATTTTCCAGTTCACTTATCTAAATAAAAATAAAAATAAGTTATGGCATCTGCTTTTGATGGTCAGATACAGAATAGAAATTTTCTTTCTCCAATTGGGTTTAAATTTAGTTTAGCAAATTATCCTAAAATTTCTTTTTTCTGCAATTCCGCTAGAATACCAGAATTATCTTTAGGAACTGCTATACAACCATCTTATCTGAAAGATTTAGATGTTCCTGGGGATAAAATTGTTTATGGAGATTTTTCTTTAAGGTTTTTAGTTGATGAAAATCTTGAAAATTATATGTCAATTCATAACTGGATTACTGGACTAGGATACCCAGAGACAACAAAACAATTTGAAAATTTAACAACCAATGAAGATGGTATTCGAGATCTTAAAAGACAGTATAGTGATGGATCTTTAAATATTTTAAACTCAAATTACAAATCAATAGCAATTGTAAAATTTAAGGATTTATTTCCAGTCTCATTAACTTCTCTGGATTTTGACGCAACAGAAACAGATATTCAATACTTTACAGCAGACGTAACTTTCAAGTATACTGTCTATGATATCATTGGCACAGACGGCAATCCTTTATGACTCTTGATGAAATCCAGGAGATGTGGCAGAGAGATTCTGTCATAGACCCTGATAATTTACACGATGAATCTTTAAAAATTCCACAACTTCATTCCAAATATTATACCATCTATAATACGATTACTCTGTTGCGTGAAAAAGCAAGAGATACATATAATAGAGTTAAGTTAGAACGCTACAACTATTACACAGGAAAGGCACCCATAGAGGTCTACGAAGAGGAACCGTTTCCTTATAAGGTTAGGGATAAAGAAGCGTTACAGAGGCACCTGGATGCTGATGAGAGACTGAATAAAATAGACCTCAAAATCAGATACTATGACATTATGCTGAAGTTTCTTGAGGAGGTGATTCGTATGATTTCCAATCGCACGTATCAAATTAAAAA